TAAGCTACACTTATATCAAAGCTAACCTCGCTATCTTTTCTGAACCAACTCTTTAAAGCATGTGCCAAATGAAAGCCGCTTTGATAATCATGGTTACTCATACTATGTACTACATCTACAGGTGCTATCTCTCTTAAAATTTCAACACATTTTACATATAAACCTAATGCAAACTCAAAGTGCATCCACCATTTACCATCAACATCTTGCCTTGTACCTTTAGTAGTTGTATTGTAAACATTATCAATATGTAAAACATCATTTCCTATGCAGAATAATATTCTTTCTATACCAAACCCTTGCGACTTTGCTATAAGTCCTTCTAAGCCCTCTATAACACGCATACAGGCAGTTTCAACATCATATTCACTACCTGTTTCTAATTCATTTGCATATTTACCTATATGTATGTCTGCAGGATTGACAACTAACAAGTGATTGCAACCTTTTTTTCTTCTTACTTTTTTATAATAAGGAGAATGTGTTTCTATAAGATTAGACACTCCTTCTAAAATGTCTTGCTTTTCTACATCTAAGTCTTCTTTTGTTACTATACTGAATCTGTATTCTCCACTAGCAGATTGCCAATGTTTTACTGATACTACATCTTTCTTTTTAATTCCTCTTTCATCAAGATGTATGTCTAATGCTGTGTTTCCGTTTATGTTTATTGTGTTATCAGCTCTACTCTCTAATATCATTTCAACCTCATCCTCACTTAACCTGATACGTTTACCATATTGTTTTGACATGTTTGTAATGTATTGATTTTTACAAATCTATACAAAAAAGCAGCCATATATTACATAAAAATGGGAAGTTATTAACCTCCCATTCTTAACTAAACTAAACACTTGGAATTTTGTGAGAATCCCCTCACCAATTACAGAGCAAAGATAATTGTTTTATTCAATTATCAAAACAAACAACTATTTTTTTTCTAATAATGTGTATAAAATAACAAGTGCTATTAATCCAACTACACCATTATCACCCAACAAATTAATGACATCCATAACATTCCCTATTACTGACATTCCTAAAACAGGACTACCAAATAAAATCTCCGCCATTACCCCAAAAGATAATAGACCTACAAATAAAGATGTCATTTTACCAATAAAACCATTTACTAAACTGAATATATTTTCCATTTTTTTATTTTTTTTAAATTATTAATTATATTAAAGTTTATAAGCTACTCCTAGCATAAATTTACCTTCTTCTTTTTTTAACATATAAGAAGGTTCAAGATACAACTTATCCATAACCTTGATAGAATAACCTATTCCATAATCAAGACTATCTAAAGCCATTTCAGTTGAACTTTCTACAGAAATATAAATGTCAGAAGTTACATTGTATCTTCCATACATATTATAATCATCTCCTGCAGATTTTACACCAACCATAATTTTTTCATTTAACTGATAACCTATTGCTAAGTTTTCAGTAAGTGATTCTGAACTCCATTCCTGACCTTCTGCAGGTTGTGAAATAGTAGTCATAACACTAATCTGTGCTGATGTTACTAAAGTGCATAACGCAATTAGCGTTGTTAATAATGTTTTTTTCATTTTATATATAATTTTGATTTATAACTATTTTAATAAAGCCATATTACAGGGTTGGCTTTTGATTCATCTATGTCGGCATGAATGAATGAGTCGTGCAGCCCAAACCTTTTAAAACCGACAAACCCCAAAGCATCTAGTATTATTGCTCTGCTTTTACTGTCGCTGCATTTTATATCTACAGCTAATCCTTTTATATGTGATGAGGTTGGATTTTTTTTAGACTCTGGATGATTTTCACATCTATATCCGCTAGATATAACGAAAGGCAACTTTGCCATTTTTCTAGCTTCATCTAACATCTCTAATAATTCTGAATTTATATTATTATGATTACAACCACATTTACAAGTAAATTCTTTTCTTTTAAAATATTTTAATGTCATATTATTTTTTTATTTTTTCAAATGACCTGCCACCAAAATAAGCACCTATTACAGTTATTAAAACAAGCTGTAATAAATCTACCCAAGTAGCTTTCACTTCAAATTCAATAACTCCTGCATCTATAAATATAAGTAAAACTGTACTAACAACTAAAAATATTAATACAAGTGGTCTTATATTTTTACTCAACCAACTATCACTATTCATGTCTTGAGTCCATCTGTTAGTAACTTCTTTTTGAATCTGCACTTCAAAGTCACCTATCATTTGCTCAATTTTTCTTTTTGCTTCTAATCTTTCTTCTTCTGTAGTAGTTAAATTATCTACTACATCACCTACTCCTTTTACAAGCTCTGTAGCACCGCTACTAAATATGTTACCTAATATACTCATTATAATTTTTTAACTAATTTATCTATTTCTTTTTGTATTTTTTTTGGAGTTCTTTTTGGACAAAGTTTAAAACTTATATTACCCTCAAATCTCTTAATTTCTTCACCATTATTAAAAACAATAACAGTAGGTAAAACAGTAATGTTATGGTCTAAAGCTGCTTGGCTATCTAAATCTATTCTGTAACTTTGTGCGTTTAGAATACCTGCAATCCAATTACATTCATTTTTTTTATTCCAATCTGCCCAAAATTCAACTATAGAAATTCCAGACTTAGTTTTATTAAAATCTTTATCATTAACAATAGTTTGTGCTTCACAATGTATTGCTACAACAAAAACTGCAACAAACAATATAGCATAAATCAAAACTATTTTTAAATTATCTGCCATAAACTCTGTCTTCTATTCTCTCAAGTGTTTCCTGCATATCTTTAATGTCTTCTTGAGTTTGCAGAATAGTGTTTCTTATAAGCTCATCCTTTAATTCGTATTCTTTTTCTGTTATTATCGGTTTTGGTAATTCTTTTGCTACCGCTATTTCTGCTTTTAAAGTAAAATACATAGTTGTAACTACTGCTATTGTTGCACCTATTGATACAAGACTTTCAAGAGTTAATTTTACTTTAGTTCCCTTTCCTATTTCTGTTGCCATTTTTTATTTTAAGTATTTTAAAAATTCATCAAACAAAACTTCAAATTCTTCTTTTATTTTATCTTCTTTATTCTTATCTGATTCTTCTAAATAATAATCTTTATTAGCAGTTTCACACTCTGATTTAGAAGAATACTGACATTTTCCAGTTTCCCCAAACTTCCATTTACCATTTTCACATTCGTAACAAGGCATAATTATTTTTTATATAATTTATAAATTTTAACCCCCTTTACTTCATGTACAAATTCTTTTGTGTACTTATCATCATCTGTTTTAACCCCTCCCCATTTTGGGTTTTTAGAATTTAATTTACGTTTCTTAGCCATATTCTATCCAGTTACACAAAAGAACTCTACATCTATTGCATCTGTATCTGATGTACCTTTTATAGCTGTTATTTGCTTCCAACTAGCAAAGGTTCTACCTGCTTGGTCTATGTCATATTCATTGTCAAATAATGTAATACATTCTCCTGCATTTAATTTTAAGAAAATTGTATCTGGAGTTGCATCTTCAATTTGTAATGTCATATAGTTAGTGTCATCTAAATTGGTTATTCTAAAGTATTTAAAATTACTTTTGTCTGCTGTCCCTGCAGAGTCTGAAGCTCCAAAATTAAATATAGAGGTTAATGCTGTTGGTATTGACATTATTCTTTGAACAACATTACCATTAGCTGTATATGTTTTTGATATAGTATTACCATAATCTACTCCATTCAGAGTATATGTTTCTGATACTGTTATTGTTGCATCTGCTGCTTCTACTGTTGTTGCCATGTTTTATTTTTTTATTTAATATGTATATGTTTCTACTGTTAAGTTTACAAAAATTTCTGAACCTGCACCACCCGCTTCTTTTATCATTGGAAATAAAATATCTCCTGCCGCTAAAGATGCTGAAGTAATTGTAGTTTCTTCAAATGGTTTGAGTTTTGAATCACTTGTATAAGGTGTTACTGAAATCTCATCTACAACTATAGGGACTATAGCACTTGAATTATTATCTATAGGTGTTATTTTACAAATCGCTATGGTTACAGCATTTCCTCCATCACTTGTTAGCCATCCTTTTATTCTTTGAACTGTAGATGCGTAAGGAACTACATGTCCTGACCCTGCTCTAAACATGTTTTTAGTTGTTATAGAGCCAGAAGCTACAGCAGAATTTCCATAATCTACATCCCATTGATAAGGTGCTTTGTTATCTATTAAATCTTCTCCAAAAGAATAATTAGTTAATCCTGAAGCAATATATCCTTGCATTTTATAATTAGTAACACCTACAAGAGATTTGCTTATCCATTCTAAACTACCATCTATAGTTCCAGAACCATCACTAGCTCCTTTAGATAATACAGTATCATTTGTAGCACCTTCAAACCCCATAGGATTGTGCCTGTTAGAGTCTTGTAAATTTTTATGTTCGTTTGCAGCCATATTTATATTTTATTAACAATCATCACAAGGGCAAAAATCTTTCCAACTTGTGTAAGTTCTTTTATTTTGATAAATACTATCATACATTATAATACCATGATTTTTGTACGCTTGACCTCTAGTAGGTCTGTTTGCTTCATATGTAGGATATAAACCATCTTGGTCTTCATCTTCCATGTAATCAAGCATATCTTTTAAATAGATTTCAGACTTTCTATATGTATCTTGCTTATAAGCATTAAGCTCTGAAGGGTCAATAATACTTGCGAACTCATCAATATTGTTTACTATCCCTGCACTTGTACTATTATTTTGCACTTCACTAATAACTTCAAACCTAACAAACCAACATAAAGTTCTTGTAAGAAAATCATCCATTAAAGTTTGATTTGCAGTAGTTAGAGTTCCATTATTATGTTGAGTTTTAATTTCTTCATAAAACTTTTTACCTAAAGCAGGTTTTATATGTGCTAATTCTGTTAGTAATATAGTATTAGTAGATATTAAAGCAGTATCTGTGTTAGCGTTAGTAAAGCTATTACTTATTACTTCTGCTGCAGTTACTAGAGTTGAATATTGATTTACGTTTGCCATGTATTATTCTTTATTTGTTTCAACTTCTGTTACTTGTAAACTTTTATCTTCATCTGCACCCTCCTCATCATCTCTTGTTACTATAATTTGCTCTCTATCTGTCAAGAACATATTACCTTCTTCTAGCATTGGTAAGTCTTCATCTAACATTCTTCTTTGCTCGTTTATAGTAAGTATTTTAGAAGGGTCTATTTGAGTAGCAAAACTGATTGGCGGCTCATATTGAATTAATAATTCTTCTGGTAAATATCCTAATTCTTTAAACAATAATTTTTTTATACCAGTTAGCAGCATATCAGATGTGTCTTTTATAACAGTTGTCATTGCTAAGTCATAAGCTATTCTTATCTCACTACCAGTATTATTCATTTTACCACTAGAAACTAAACCGCTTAAAGATGGTTGCCATCTATGTGCAGTTACAATATTTTGGTCTGTTATACGTTGTAAGTCTATCCAACTACCCTCTTGGTCATCTTTAATAATATTTACATTAGCAGGTGAAGTGTCACCATTTTTTACTATAAACATTATTTTACCATTATTACCATCCCCTACAAATTTCTTTTGAGCTTCTCTAACTAATTCTTTTGCTTCTTTTTCTCCCATATCTCCACTTATCTCAACTATTGCTGAAGGTTGGAAGCCATTTTTGAATTTAGTATGATTCCATTTACCTATTTCATAATCTACTGCTATATGCTCAAGTGCAGCTACATAATCTGGTAAACCATAAAATGTAAATGTCGGCTCATAATCTTTAAATTGTAAAACAAATCTATTACTCCTTATGTTTGGATATATAGGCATAATAGACAGCTTGTCTTTCATTGTATTGTACTTTGCCCAATCTGGATGTACATATACTTCTTTTTTATTCTTAGACATTCTAACAGTAGTTGCATCTAAATGATATAGATTTAAACCTCCTTCATAAACAACACCCTCTACATAGGCATTACCGAAAGTATAATAATCATCTGCTAGTTTTTTAAAGACATCTCTTAATGTTTCTCCATCTGCATTAACATCTTTAATATATTCTTTTAAATCTTCGTTATTTGTAACGAATTTAGCACCACTTGTAAATATAGATTTTTGTGCCAATACACTTCTATGAGTAGAGGATTTACGTTTTAATTCTGCTAGATATTGAGGAAATAAATTATTAGTTCCAAAAGGAATAAATTTAGTTCTAACCCTTGATAAGTCTAAAGGTTCTTCAATGTGTTCTGGTATAGCTAAGTTAAATACACCAAACTCAAAAGTGTTACTCTTTTGATTTGTTTTTACTTGACTTTTTCTTGCTTGTTTTCTTTGGCTCATCTTTTTTTGTTGTAGTTGATAATTTTTCTACTAAATTAGTCATACCCAATTCTTCATAAGCATAAGCTAATTCTTCTTGCGTTGCTATACTCCATTTTATTTTAACACCATCTTTATGTGTTGTTCCAGATGATAATTTTGCTTTGTATTTTGCCATAATTGTATATATTTTTAAATGTTGTGAATCTAATATATTTTTTTTACAATCACACATTTTAAAAAAAAAGATATTAATAGGGGAAGGTTAATACTTTTACGAACAAAGTTCAACCTATTAGTATATCTTTAATTTATTATGCTCCTGTTGTTGCAGTTAAAGCTGAAGTATTAACACTAACAGTACCAACATATTCTCTTGGTAACTCAAACTGTCTTGACATCATATTAACTGTAAGTCCGCTTTCATCAGAATAAGCCGCACCAGTACCACCCTCAAAACCACTAAGATTTAAGAAAGTTTGACTTTTTGCCGCTACATCTTCATTAGCATATTTAGAACTAACACCTAAAACCCACCATTTGCCATTTGTATCTAAAGCCAATCCCATCATACAAGCATTTTCAAAGTTTTTTAATTCTTCCATTTTTGCAGCATCTAGTCTTGGTAACATAAATGATAAGCCACATTCAAAAGCAGTTGAACCATTTTCTTTTGTAGCAGCTATTGTTAAAGCAGGAGTTTCGTTTTTAAATTCATATACAAACCAAGCAGCATCACCCCCTGATTGGATATTTGTTATAGTATGTGCTGTACCTGCACCATAAGTTATTACATCTGCAGTTACCCACTCTCTGATTAGTATTTGTGAAATACCACCTGTTGCTTGTAAGTCTGCACATACAATACCTAAACCTGTATCTATTGCCATGTTATTTTTGTTTTATTAAATTATTAAAAAGTAATTAAGAGAGAGCTTTTACACTCTCTCTATTATTACATTATTGTCTAGTAGAAGATTCCCCATTGAACAAGTGAAGGGTACAAGAATTGTACTCCTAACTTGAAATATCCTCTAAAGAACATTTTTTCTTCTAAATCATCATAGAATACTTTAAATGAACCTTCTGGGTCAGTTACATCAGAACCAACAATTAGGTTCTCAACTGCACAGTAACAAGCTCCTTCTGTTCCGTTAACACCACCTCTCAAGAACATTGCAGGGTCTGTGTCTGCTAAAATAGTATCCCACTCATACATAGGTACTAATTCAACACCTCTAAACTTAACAACTAACAATCCATCTTGTTGGTTAGTTATTGCTAAATCTGCAGAAGTACCTTCTAAGTTTTGTAAGTAAGAATTATAAGTCTTTGGAGATACAAAGATTTTCTTATCTGCTGCAGGTACTTGTTGTAATGCTGCAGGTGCAGAATCATACATAGTTCTTAAAAGAGAAAGAGCTTCTGCTGCTGTAGGAGCTGTAGGTGCTACTGCACTTTTTTCACTTCTTGCAGCTAATACAGTTGCATTATCACCCATTAACTTCATCCAACCAGACATTTGGTCATAGTTTGCAGTTGCACTATCGCCACCCCACGCTAATCTTACTACATCTTGTGCAATACCTTTTACAGCACGATTTACAATCGCATCTGCTAATTGAGTACCCTCAAGATTCATTACATCAACACCATTTCTGTACATTTCTTCAATGTAAGTTCCAAAGAACTCATCAGTACATTG